CGTTGGTATAAACATTTGCATAGCTGGCAAGGTGAAGATTTAATTGATTGTATTAGAAATTTTCCTGAAAAAGATTACTTTACTTGGTTGGGAAAGATTGATTGTCGGTATTTTGAAGATAATTCTTTTTTGTGTGAATATGATAATTTAATCACCTATTTTGGTGGATACGAAGAATTTTTAAAATATTGGGAGATATTTAAAAATACTGAAACAAAGTTTGTTATTGTAGATCTTTATAAAGAGTCTGAAAAGTTTGCAAATATTTTTGTTGGTAAGGGAAGTAAATTTGTTAATCTATCTAATATTTTTTCTACAGATGCCACAACATTTTTATATGGACATGTAGAAGTTCAAGCTTCCCAACAAAGGTGTTTAGCTTCCCTATATGTTGTGGATCCTGAGATAGAAGTTTCCATTTTTGATTTTTGGGGCAGACACTTAGTGGGTAAGGTCAAGGATTTGTTGTAATAGGGCCACTTCAATAAGTGTCACAGGGTCTTTCCTCAAGACACTTTGATGGTGTATTATGGCTTTAGTTGAGAAATCCACCACCAATGCCCCGAACTAAGATGTCCGATGATCAAATTATTGAAGGTCTTAAGTCTACATATGGAACAGAAATTACCTCTGGTGATATTAAAGCTTATTGTGCGATGAATAGTCTTTCATATCAAACTATTACTCGTCGTTTAGATTCTTTTAAGGTAGATCGTGGTCGTTGGAATCTTGAAGTGACTCAAGAACGTGTCGAAGAGATTGAGCGTTCTTATCAGGCACCTGCTGCTCTCCCTGTTGTGGAACAAAACCTTATTCCAGAAAAAGATGATACCTTCGTCAAGTTTGGTAATTTCAACGATATTAAGAAAATTATTCAGTCCCGTCTCTTTTATCCTACGTTCATTACGGGTCTTTCGGGTAATGGTAAAACGTTCTCTGTGGAGCAAGCGTGTGCTCAACTTAAGCGTGAACTGATTCGTGTAAACATTACGATTGAGACTGATGAAGATGACCTTATCGGTGGTTTTAGGCTTGTTGATGGGAACACTGCATGGCATAACGGTCCCGTCATCGAAGCACTTGAACGGGGAGCAATCCTTCTCCTTGATGAAATCGACCTTGCTTCCAACAAAATCCTCTGTCTTCAGTCCATTCTAGAAGGTAAAGGTATCTTCCTGAAAAAGATTGGTCGCTGGGTTAAACCTGCTGCTGGTTTCAATGTGATCGCCACTGCCAACACCAAAGGTAAGGGTAGTGATGATGGCCGCTTCATTGGCACTAATGTTCTCAATGAGGCATTCCTTGAGCGTTTCCCTGTAACCTTTGAGCAGTCTTATCCTGCCCCTGCTACGGAGCAGAAGATCCTGGAAGGCATCGCTCTGGACCTTGGTGTGGAAGACCGCGACTTCTGCAAACGCCTGGTGGACTGGGGTGATATCATCCGCAAGACCTTCTATGATGGTGGCATTGAGGAAATCATCAGCACCCGTCGCTTGGTTCATATTATCCGTGCCTACAGCATCTTCCAAGACAAGGCAAAGGCAATCCAAGTGTGTGTGAATCGATTTGACGATGAAACCAAACAGGCATTCCTTGAACTTTATGACAAGGTGGATGCTGATTTCCAGATGCCTGTTGACAAGGAACATCAGTCCTGATAGAATATAAGGAGGTCAATGTGCCTCCTCTTTTGTCCTTTTACTATGAAACAAAATGTCTGAAAACTTTGAGAGCACTTATGAAAGTTTAATCCCCCAAACATTTGGAGATACTATGATTTCTGGAGGATCTGGAACTGATACTATTTCTATTAGTTCACATTATGCTGATCAAGATTTCTGGAACTATGATGGAATTAGTTTGACTGGAAATCCTTATGCTGCTCCTGATACTATTACTTTTAATTTGAACATGACCGAAGATACAAACAAAAATGGTTTCTGGAAATATAACGAAGATAAAATTCTTAAGCAACTTGAAGAGTATATTGCAAGTACCTATCGACAACACTATGTTGATCGTACTGGAGGTGGTAGAGAACAAACCCTAGATAAGATCAAACATAATCGTCGAGAAGGATTTTGTGCAGGTAATGTGACGAAATATATCGATCGTTATGATACAAAAGGTACTCCTCGTGCAGACCTGTTTAAAGTTTTGCATTATACTATTCTCTTAATCAATCATCTCAATCTCATTGAAAACAAGTGAAACTAAAAGACAACACTATGAAACTTTCTGAAAAAACTCTCTCTCTTCTCAAAAACTTTTCTGGAATTAACCAGTCTATTCTTTTCAAGAGCGGTAATAAACTCCGCACTATTTCTGTGATGAAGAACATTCTCGCAGAAGTGGAAGTTGAAGAAGAGTTTGAAAAGGACTTTGGTATTTACGACCTGAACCAGTTCCTGAATGCAATGTCTCTCTATCAGAACCCTCAACTCAAGTTTTCTAACGATAGTTATGTGACTATTTCTGAGGGTAATGCTCGATCTAAGTACTTTTTTGCAGATCCTGCAGTAATTGTGACTCCTCCCGAAAAGTCCATCTCTCTTCCTTCTGAGGATGTCTGTTTTGAACTGAATACTCAACAACTAGACAAACTCCTTAAGGCTGCAGCAGTTTATGGTGTTCCTGACCTGTCTGTTGTTGGTGAAGCTGGTGTTGTGAAACTTGTGGTTCGTGACAAGAAGAACGATACTTCTAATGAGTATTCTCTGGTTGTTGGTGAAACTGTTGGAACGTTCACCCTGAACTTTAAGGTTGAGAATATCAAGATCCTTCCTGGCTCTTATGAGGTTGTAATCTCCAAGAAACTTCTGTCCCGATTCCAGTCGGAAGATAAGAATCTTACATATTACATTGCTTTGGAACCCGATTCCACCTATGATGAGTGAGGTAACTCACCTATATTATGAACATCTTCGTGACTTCTCCTTGGCCTGCTGAGAGTGCCATTTGTCTCCCCGACAAACACATCGTTAAGATGCCCTTAGAGTGTTGTCAGATGCTCTCTATCGTTGCATCGGAGAAGTGGGGACACGGGTATGGCACCCTTCCTAAGGCAGATGGAACCCCCTATAAGACCGACAAAGGAGCATTCCGCAACCATCCCTGTACCAAGTGGGCAATGGAGAGTATCCATAATGCCTACTGGTTAATCAAGTGGGGACTGAACTTGTCTGACGAATACTGCCTGAGGTACAATAAAACTCACTCCTGTTACAAGACTCTTGTGGATGCGTACTACCTTTTTCCCAAAGGCAAGATTACGGAAGTGACACCATTTGCTAGGGCAATGCCAGAGGAATGGAAGTTTGACAACACTATTGATACATTTGAAGCGTATAGAAGGTATATCGCATCCAAACCTTGGGTGTCCGATAATTACCTCCGTATGCCTGAACGCAAACCTGAGTGGGTGTAATTAAGTGAACTCTAAGATTGTGAAAATAAAAACAGAATCTAATATTTTTATAGGACAATATCCTAGACATTATGAATTAAAATCAGAAATTGCTCTAAAATTAGAAGAATATGATGATGTGCAAAATCGTCAAAGTAATGTAATAGCTACAGTGACGGAATGGAACATATCATCTTTTGAAATATCTAATTTAAAAGACTATATTATTGATATTTTAAATCTACAATATCCTTTTGTTAAACAAAAAAATCGAAAGTTTTATTTTCCTGAATTTTGGGGAAATATTTATAGAAAAGGTGATTATACAATAAAACACGATCATTTGTTTAGTTGCTTTTCTATTGTGTATTTTTTAAAATCAAAACCAAATTATTCACCATTGATTTTTTCGCAATCTAGAACTAAAATAAAACCTACTGAGGGTAGACTAATTATCTTTCCTTCTTATATTCAACATGAAGTGCCAGTGCATACTTCAAACGACACCAGGATAACTCTGTCCGGAAACATTGAAATAATTAAATTATGACAAGTGAATTTCTTTTTGTAGAAAAATACCGTCCTCAAGTGATTGATGATTGTATTCTTCCTGATGAAACTAAAAAAACATTTAAGGAGTTTGTAGAGAAGGGTGAGATTCCGAATCTTCTTCTTGCAGGTCCTCCTGGCATTGGTAAGACAACCATTGCAAAAGCATTATGTAACGAACTGGGGGCAGACTATTATGTCATCAACGGATCCGACGAAGGGCGTTTCTTGGATACTGTACGGAACCAGGCCAAAAACTTTGCTTCGACCGTCTCACTTACGGGATCTTCTAAACACAAAGTCATCATCATCG